CCGACGGCGCAGCGAATGGTTATCTGATTTTCGGGGATGCGAGTGGGCAGGTGACGATACCGCCTGGCATGACCATTATGTTCGGTGCCGTGGCGACGGAGGGCTTGGCAGTGGTGAGTGCGACGGTCAAGAACATTACAGTGACTGGCACTGGCACCCAGAGCTTCGATATACAGATTGTGGCGGGGTAATGGCGAAAAACACGATTCAATTTACGCTCGTGGGCGAGAAGGAACTCAGGCGCATGCTTGAGTCGTTGCCTCGCAAGATGAGTGGTCCGGTAGTGCGTAAGGCTTTGCGAGAGGGTGCTAAGCCGATTCTAGCGGCCGCGCGTGCCGCTGCACCGATCAGTGACGACAAAGACCCCGGCGGTTTGAAGAAATCTATGAGTCCTGGGCGCGGCATTCGCATTCGGACCTATCGGCGAAGCGGGACTACGGTTGCTGTGATTGGTCCTGCATGGCCGCAGGGTGCGCATGGTCATTTGATTGAGTTTGGAACGGAACCACGATTTACGAAAGATGGCAAGTATCGCGGCATTGGCCCGGCGAAGCCGTTTTTTCGCCCGGCGTTTGATGCAAATATCGGTCGAGCAAAAAGGATCATTGCAATCGTTATGGCGCGAGGGCTTGCAGCGGCGGCGAAGAAGCAATGATCGAATCGGCCATATACGAACTGTTGAGCACGGACACTGCAATCGAAGCGATTGTAGGCGATCGTATTTATCCGCTTGTGGCTCCGCAGAGAAAGGCGTTGAGTTATCCTACGCCGCCTCAGACCCATGTGACGTATCAGAGAATCAGCGGCGTACGCGATATGCCGTTGAATGGTCCGAATGGCTTTGTAGTTGCTCGCTACCAGGTGAATTCGTTTGGGTACAACTTCGAGGTTACGGATTTGTTGGCCGAAGCGATCCGTCTCCGATTAAACAGCTTTCGCGGCTCGGCGGGCGGGCATCCGATCCAGCGAATTTGGTTGGACGGCGATATGCAGTCGTACGAATATGAAACAGACGCCACGGAAACGGCGTTGTTCCAGGTGATCCAGGATTATCGCATTGCGTATGCGGAATCCGTAGCGGCGTAGGAGAATAAGTATGGTCAATACGAGACCGAGAATCGGCGGAAGCGGTGCGCTGTTGAAGATGAGCGCCATCATCGGAACGGAAGTCAGTACGGCGATCAGCAACTACACCACGGTCGGTGAAGTGCTGAACATCAATCCTAGTCTGGAATGCGCCGAAGTGGATATCACGAGCCTGAATAGTGGGGTGGTACGGGAGTACATTCCAGGCCACTTGTCGGCCACGCTGTCGGCTACGTTGCATCTACATCAAGCCACGGCGACGACGACGCACGACTCGCTCGATTTGCTCGACGTTTATCAAGGTCGTCAGCATCGAGGTTGGGCAATAGTGATTCCGTTGCAGGATTCGTCGCAGATTACCGCTACGGATGAAACCCAGAATTGGATTTTCCCCGGATTCCTCACCAGCTATTCGGGAAGCATCACCAACGGCGACGAGGCCATGAGCGTTGATCTGGGCATCCGTATTTCGGACAGCACGATCATCGACGCAACCCCGTCTTAGGAGTGACGATGAGTTTAAGCAGCGATATTCTCGCGGTGAACGATTGCGGATTCGAGAAGCTCGACATTCCTGAATGGGGGCACGTCGGCACGACGCAGCTCTACGCGCGCGGGCTTACCCTCGATGAGCGTACGGTGATTGCTAACGAAGCTAACTCGGCTAACGGCACATCGGATGCAACAAAGAATAGTATCCTCACTCGTCGATTGGTGCTGTACGGCGTGTGCGATTCGGAAGGTCGTCGGGTATTCGCGGACGAAGATTTCGAGCTGTTGGGTCGTAAGAATGCGAGCGTGCTGGACCGTATCGGACTTCGCGTATCATCCTTGAGTAAGCTCGGCGCTGACGACGTTAAGGAACTGGAAAAAAACTTAGAAGCGACCCAGACCGGAAGTTCAGGTTCAAGTTAGCGTTGGCCTTGGGTCGCACGATACGGCAACTAGAACGCGAATTATCGTCGGCGGAATACTCGGAATGGCAAGCCTATTACAATATCGACCCCTTCGACGATCAGCGGAACGATTTACGTTTCGCCATGCTCGCGTCGATGATTGCGTCATTCGGCGGCGTGAAGCGTCCGAAGTTCAAGGATTACATGCTGTTTCCCGAACAAGTCACGCCGAAGGTTCAATCACGTTCGCAGATTTTAGAAGTCGCCAAGAAAGTAACGGGGTGGTTCCGTGGCAACCATAGGAACACTTAACGCCAAGTTGCAGCTCAACAGCGCCGCGTTCACGCGAGGCATGCGCCAAGCGACTGCGCAGACCACGACGTTCGCGGCGACATTAAGGCGTTCGGCGTTGTCCATGACGAAGTTTGGAGCGGCGATTGTCGGCGTCGGTTCGGTGAGTTCCGCGCTCTATACGGTGATTCGACAATTCAAGGAACTTGGCGACCTTGCTGATATTAGTGATATGTTAAATATCGACACGAAAGCGTTGATAGGCTTTCGGCTCGGTGCGGAGGAAGCGGGGGTATCAGCCGAGGAATTGCAACTGGCTATTGGAAAGCTGTTAAAGACTGTCGGGAATGCGGCGCAAGGCGGAAAGTCGATTCTTGGCCTTGATGCTCGCACGCTGGCGGGGTTGCCGACTGCTGAAATGCTTTTGCGAGTTGCGGACGCGATTTCGCGGATAGGGACGGCAGCGGCACGCGCTGATGCAATAAGCGACATATTCGGTAAGGGCGGCGTGCGATTGAGTGCGTTTCTTGGTGGTGGTCGCAGTGAGTTGGAAAAGTACGTCAAGACTATCGAGGACTTGGGTGCAGCGTTTGATCGGTTTCAAGTCGGCAAGATTGATAAGGCCAATGAATCGGTAGGGCGGTTAGGAAAGGCGTTCAACGGTCTCGTGGGAACGATTGCGGAGGTCGTGTCTCCGGCTATTGATACTATGGCCGGTATGGCAATACAGAGACTAAGCCGACTCAAGAAAGCGGTTGAATGGTTCAGGGGTTCGGGCATAGCGAACCCGACAGATGCGGATCGCGTGGGGCGTCCTGAGTTACTTGGAAATCCGAATTGGTTTTGGTCGCAAACGAATGCCGACAAGCATAGGCAGAAGCTGATGGGTCCGCCAGCTCCGATGTCTGGCGGAATAGAAAGTGCGTTTGATCGAGAGGTTCGTGAAGATATTGAGCGAAAACAGAAGCGGCTCTGGGGTGTTGGCGACGAGGAAGGTGGAGGAATTGGGAGTGGTATGCGTTCGCGTCTTGGCGGAGGGCTTCGACTACTTAAAGAGTTAGGTATTGTTTCGGCGACTACACCAATTAGTAGCTTTGCTAATGGGGGGCTGCCGTCGAAGATGCTAAAAGCCGACATGCGTTCCAGCGGCTTCCGCGATAATCCAATGCTTGATCGGCTTGGACGTGACCTGCATGACGTGGTGAATGATGAATTACAATTCCGTAAAGAGCATGGAGGTATGGGGCGTGTTCCAGGCTTGCCGTTTGGAGAGACAATCCGAGGCTTTCGTAACCCGGACTTTCCGGCGGGTGCTAATCCCGATGTGGTACAGCGAGCAGGTATTCTTTCGGAAATGCGCCTAATAAGTCAGGAAGGCAATCTATCTAAGGCGCAGCTTGATGCACAGCGGCAGATGGTAGCTATCCTGAAAAGGATGGAACGCGATCCAGGGGGCCTTGGGAAGTAATGCCTACGATCATCACATACCCGACCGCGCCGGACGGTGTTCAGGTTCTTACAAATCATCCGCTGTCTTACGGCGTGAATGGCGCAATTGTCTCCGAGGCGTTGGATTCGGACGCGGGGAATGTCATTGCTCTCGACCGTAAGGATGTGGTGACTCGCTGGATCGTTCGTTGCCCGTTTCTTGACGACAAGCCGACGAAGTATCTGCCGGTTATTTTCCCGCAAGGTAGGGCGTATCCCGGTACCCAGCCTGAATACAAGGGGATGGTCGTTTATGGTTGGGACGAGGGCGAACGCATAGGTGTCCAGGAATGGCACTCTTCGGTCATCTATCGTTCGTCGGATGAACTGGCGACGCTCGGCTGGGTGGGGGAAGGTGAGTTCAGCGAAGAGCAGGAACACGTCGGCGCGGACGTAGACAATAAACTCATCGGTCATTCGGTGTATCGGATACTCACTGAGGGCGATACGACGATCGAAGATGCGCAGGCGGATAGCGCATTTGGAAAGCTATTGCCGCTGAAACGCACGGGGGCTTTCAAGGTTACGGGTGCCGATCGTTACAGCAATGTGCATCGGTTCAGCATGGTTCGTGTGCTGACCGCATTGCCGTGGCGTACGGTGCGTCATGTGGGCGCGCTCGTTTGGACCGTCAATAGCGCCGACTTCTTGGCATATAAGCCGGGCGAGCTGGCATTTGCTAATTTCGGCTGGCGGGAAGTATTCGGGGCAATACCGAGTGCGCCTACGACGGATCGGCAATACGAGGTCCGTCTGCAATTCGCGGGCAACCCAGACAAATGGTCGCCGGTTGAGCTTGTAGAAACCTTTACCGACGAGGAAGGTTTCGAGTCTCCGATCAGTTTGGTCAACGCTGATGGTACGATTACGTTATCGAAGCGCCAGTATAAGCCCTACAAGTCATCGGCGTTTAGCGGCATTTTTCAATTACTGAATGTGCAGGCTCCCAAGTGACACGCGGACCATTGCCTAGATTTAACGCGCGTGCGGGCCTGAGCGGGATTAGTGCATCCGCGATGAATCGGTTGGTGGACACACTGGAGAATGCCGAGCGTCGATTGGTGGAAGTCGAACGGCGAACATTGGACTCCAGCGAGTTTGATCGGCGTGTCCCGCGCCCGAAAACGGTTGTCGTGATTAAGAAACCCGTAGCTGGTAATACGACCTTGCTCGTTCGTGAAGCGAAGTATGCCACGATCCCGCCGACGAAATGCACCGGCGTCGATCCGAACGTGATTTGCTCCTACGAATGGGTTTATCCCGATTTCGAGGTCTACCCTCCATTGGGTAAGGAAGCGATCGACTATGACGGCGATGAGTGGGATGGTAACTCCGTGCCTACCATTGACACTGTGTTCCACCGTTGCCATCGGGAGAACGAAGTCTGGGTGCTGGATCATCAGGCGGAAGGGGGCGGGGCGTCGGTGGTGTTCGTGAGAATCATCGACAAGGCCAGTGAATCCAATAACGGCCAATTTCTTATTGTCCAGAAGATGAAGAAGGTGGAGCCTGTGCTGCCGGAAACGATGGTGACGTGGGTTCCCGATGGTTCGCTGGAATGGGCGGAATGCTGGCCTAACTATGTCGCAGCCCACTATATGCCCATGCGTTTTCAGAATCCTGAAGTGATTGTCCCCATGACCAAAGTGGGCGGAACCCAGTACGTCTGGCAAAAGCATCGGTGGTTCGTCGGGCAACCGCTGTCGTCAATGGCGCAAAGTGATTGTGCGGTGCCGTTAAGGACTTAGCATGGCGTGTCATTGCTTCACATGGGCGGGTGGTACTCCGGCGTGCATCGGGCAGATTATTGATCCGTTCACCGGTACGCCAACGGTCGAGGCTTGCCGCGCACAGTGCCGCATTCGTGGCATGGCGGCGCTTTGTTATGCCGCACAAGGGGAATGCAATTCCGACGATTGCACGAATGGCCTAGCCAGTAGGTGTCATTTTGATAGCGACGAGATTGCAATCATCTACGGTCCGGCGGGCATAAGTCACCTGTGGAGGTTTTATGCCAATGGCTGGATTTTTTGCGCTCCAAGTTCTCCGAGGGATTGGTCCATAGGGGTCTCTGATTTGATGGAGCAGGCCCGCGCATTCGTGGATTTCCTGAATGATGTTTCCGGCGGAGAGTTTTTCAGACTCGATGAAGGACGGACGCTGGCGTTTGCTCGATGTGATTGGGTGCCCGGTCCGATTCCATGCTCTTTGACGAAAACGCCATGCTGCTTGGATGTCGGCACGGTGCGATGCAAGTTCATCATACCGGCGCAATGCATCTCGGAGTGCGGTCAGCCGTTTGAAGGGATGATCACTTGGGACAATCCGACGAATCCCTGTGCCTTGACCGGCTCCAACCATCCCTGCAATCAGCGGGCTTGCTGTATCCAACCCTATCCACCTGAGTTCGATTTGACTGAGATCGGAGCGGCGGAAACCTATCGACACAATTCGGTGCGGTTTTGTGATGTGGTGGACGCCGAGCAATGCGGCCGCTTCGCCGGGTCGATGAACCCAAATACCCGCAGTTGTTTTGAACCTGGTGGATGTTTCGGTGGAAGCGATCCGGCGCACTCTACGTGCGTACATGGATTTTGGAATGTGGCCTATCGGCCCGCCGAGCACAAGCCGCCGCAACAAAAGGGATGGCTGGAGGGCAGCGCGGAAATCGTAAGCGAGAAACCGGAACGTCCGATGTTCCCGTCGATTCCCATGCAATGCGGCTATCACTACGGCGACGTAGCATATTCGAGGGATGCAGAATCACACGGTTCGGCGATGGGAACGATTTGTGCACAACTACCGGCGCGACGGCAGACCATAGAGCGATGCCCTGACTACTATGCAACGGATTGGTGCCCGGTGATGTACGGCGAAGATGGAAACGCGAGGTTTGATTGTGGATATAGGGTCTCAACGAATTAAACGAATTAGAGGAATCACTGATCCGAAGGTGTTGGCTCGCCTGCAAGCGGCCATGCTCGCGCCGCCGGACACTGGCCATGACGCCATGCCCGTGCGAGCGGCGAATCCGCAGTATGTTTTCTGGCGTCCCTGGTACGAACGCCTCCTTGCGAAGGGGTGCAACCGCTGTGGGGGTGAGCCGTCCGGCTGGCTTCAGCAACAGATTCAAACGCCCTACCGATTCAAGCGATTGGTGCTGTGGATGGTGA